TAGGATTAGATTCAACTGCTGCCGCAGGAGGAAAAGCTCGTAAAAGAGCTGCTAAAGCAATGAGAAGATATAACCGTATGCAACATAGAATGAAATCTCACGAAGGACATAATATGAATAAACAAGAAATTGGAGGTCAATATTATGGAGATAAAGCTAAGTATAATCAAAATAAAGATTTTGCTGGGCATGATCAACGCGATGCACAAAAAAGAGTTATTGGAGGCTCAGCAAGAATAGGATTAGGAAGTACTACTAAAATTACAGATAAGACAACAGCAGATAATACAACATCTGTTAGTACAACTCCTAATTATGATTCAATGGTTGCAAAATTAGATAAAAATAAGGCTAAAAAAATAGGAGATAAAGGTAGAAAAACTAAATTTAATACAAGTTCTATTTTGGGTGATAGTCGTTTATAAAACAGAATAGAACTGTATAAATCTAACCAAAACACAAACACAAACATTAACATAAACAATAACAAAAAATGGCAAAATTTATAGAATTTAACGTTATGGGTAATGCATCTAGTTATTTAAATACAAAACATTTAATTAACGTAGATCTTATTACTGAGATAAAGCAAACTGCTGCTCAAACTGTATTAGTACAATTAAATGCAGTACCAAGTGGAAAAGATTTAGTTACTTTATCAGCTAGTACTTCATCATCTTCACAAGTGAACCCAACTAATTCAACTGGAGCCCCTTTAGGAGATGCTGTAAAATCAGCATTAACTGCTAATCCAGGCGGCGTAAAAGCTAGTGCACAATTAGGTAAAGATCAAGCTGCAACACCACTTCAAATGTATTGGAGTGATATTCAGTGGGCATAATAATTAGTTGATGAAATCACGAGGATTAGGCGATTCTATTGAAAAGTTTACTACTAAAACAGGTATTAAGACCATCGTGGACTCTGTCTCCGAAGGTCTTAATATTCCTTGTGGATGTCAACAAAGAAAAGATGCATTAAATAAAATGTTTCCATATTCAACAAAATCATAATGGCTTTTAAATTAGGGAAACCTCCATATAAACAAACAGCTCCAGTTCATGAAGTTGAAATGGAAGAAGGTGTTCTTGGAAAAGCGGATAGAAATGGAAACATATTAATAAATAAAAATATAAGAAACCCTAAGCAACGAGAAGAAGTAATTGCTCATGAAGATTATCATGTAAATGATATAAAAATGGGTATTTTAGATTATGATGATAAATGTGTATATACACGTAAAACTACTACAGATAAATGGGAGTGTCATCCAAGATCTAAAATTAAAGAAGGTAATTCGGCTTTAGCTTGGGAAAAACGAGCATATAAAAATACATAAAATGGGAAAAGGAAATAAATCAGTAGGTCAAGTACACCCAATTCTTAAACATATGAATAATTTAGGAGGTAATCCTGAAATTAAATATGATCCAATTTCACACGATGAAAAAGGAATGGGTAGAGGTGGACATTTAGGTAAAAAATAAATGAGTAAAAAAAAAGCTTTTAAAGATACAGGTGTAGGTAAATTCTTAATTGAAAAAGCACCTAATATCTTAGGTATTGTTGGAGATGCAATATTACCAGGTAACGTTATTTCAGAATTAATAACAGGTAATAAGGATTTATCTGAAGGAGATAAAGAAATTGCTTTACAAAAACTAACAATAGAAAGAGCTGAAATTGATGGAACAACAAGGCGGTGGGTTGCAGATGCTCGTTCAGGAGCGTGGCTTGCTGCTAATGTTCGTCCATTAACATTAATATTTTTAACAATTAGTTACGTTATAGGATGGTATTTACACTATCCTTTAGACTCTATTACTGGACTTCTATCAATTGTTATCGGAGGTTATTTCGGTTCTCGTGGAGTTGAAAAAGTATTTGGAAACAATAAACATAAATAAATAAAAAAATGGGAATATATCAAAAAAATTTAAGTGATGCAGCTACCCATGCTGTATCTATTGGTACTGTGGCTACTTTAAGAGCTCCTGGAGCTAGCGCAGCTGGTATACCTGTAGGACAATTTACAGATACTACAGCAAATATAGCTGCAGGTGCTCAAACTGTTACAGCTTTTGCTTCTGAAGGTACTTTTTTAGGGTCAGCAAGTAATACTCAAAACAAACAATGGGGAGCATATTATACTATTGAAACTGACAGTGCTGGTGCTATAACAAACGTAAGAGTAATACAAACAAGACCAGATGGATTAAATCAAGGAGCAGCCGTAGGTGCACCTCTTAATCCTGGAGCAGGTTCGAATATGGGCGCTGCTACACAAACAATTATTTTTACTGCATCAGATTTAAACACAGCTTTTGGACAAACCAATATTACTGGTACATTAGAAATAGCCTTAGCTGGTACTGATTTACAAGCACCAACTAGCGGTGGAGATGCTGGTACTAATGCTGTATATGAAGCAGATCCTGCTTTTGGAGGATTTGTATTATATGTCGGAGGTACAGGCGATATTAAAGTAGAATTTGCAGCAGCACCACCAAATCAAACAGTTACAGTACAAAGTATTCCAGCTGGAACTACTTTAGATATGTTAGTTAGAAAAGTTTATACAACTGATTCAGCTACAACTGCTACAGAAATAGTAGCGTTATATTAATAAATTAACAATTAAATTAAATTAACTCAAATGAAAAAAGAAGAAAATTGTTCATCTTGTGATGAAAAAAACAAAGTTGCAGGTAAAATTACTGAGAAACAACTAGGTACTATAAAACAACAACAAGAAGATATAACTAAATATCTTAAAGAAATTGGTTTTATAGAAACACAAAAGCATGGTCTTTTACATAAATATGCCGGAGTAGTTCAAGATGCAGAGGATTTTAAAATTAAATTGGAAGAACAGTATGGTGGTATAAATATTAGTCTTGAAGACGGTAGTTATACAATGATTGATACTCCTAAAACAGAAGAAAAAAAAGATAGTGAGTAGTATTATAAGAAAAATCAGTATTGGATCTGATTATAAAAATGATGCCATGCACTATGCTATTGGGCAACAAGTGTATGGTGGTCATACTATTTCTCATATTTTAAATGATGAAGAAGAGCAGTCTTATAATATATTTATAAAAAAACAGGATGAAATTTTACCTTGGAAAAAATTTAATTCTCAAATGGCAATTTCTGTAGAATATGATTTAGAATATTAATGGATAGTTTATATCAGTTTATTGTAAAACCTCTTGGTGAAAGATATAAAAATAAAATTAATATTGATGGATGTGAATTAATTGTTAATTCTACTATATCTAGTCATAAGTTTGTAAATAGAGAAGCAGAGGTTGTTAGTATTCCTTTAGCTTATAATACTAAAATAAAAAAAGGAGATAAAGTTATAATACATCATAATTTATTTAGAAGGTATTATAATATGAAAGGTAAATCTGTAAATAGTACTAAATATTTTAAAGATAATTTATATTTTGCTGATCCATCACAAATATATATGTATTATAAAAATATGTGGATTACTCATGAAAATTATTGTTTTGTAAAACCGTTATTAGAAGGTAAAAAAATAATAAAGAATAAAGGTATACTAAAATATGGTAATAGTTCATTAGAAACGCTTGAAATCACTCCAGGTGATATAGTAGGGTTTAAACCCATGCGAGAATTTGAGTTTATAATTAATAATGAACTTTTATATTGTATGGAATCAAATGATATTGTAATTAAATATGAACACAAAACAAACCAAACAGAGTATAATCCAAGCTGGGCAAAAAGCAGTTGAAGAATTAATTAAAGTAGCTAAAGAAAAAATTGTAGATTCAGAAGATGATGTTTCTGCTGATAGATTAAAAAATGCTGCTGCAACAAAAAAACTAGCTGTATTTGATGCTTTTGAAATATTAAATCGTATAGAAGAAGAAGAGAATATGTTAAAAGAAATAAAAAAAGAAAACCGAGGTAACAACTTTAAAGGTTTTGCTGAGGGTAGATCGAAATGACATATAAACAAACTCTATATAAAATTTTACCTGATCACATTAAACCAAAAATATTAAATAGAAATAATAGATATAAAAAATGGAAATATGGATACGATCAAGAAAATGATGTTGTGGTTATCAGCAAAACTGGCCAAATTGGGGAAATATATGAAATCCAAGGTCTTAAAATTGCTTTACCGTTAAAAGAAAAAATATATAAAAGATCAAATAAAAAAGAAGAACAAATCTGGGAAGTATTTGATTATCCTAAAGTTTTAGACAGACTTAAAACTGTTTTTGATTGGAACAATACTTCTTTAGATTTTAAAAACAAATGGTATGATTACATTGATGAAGAATTTAAAAGACGTGAAGAAGGCTTTTGGTTTTATAACCAAGGCGTTCCCACTTACCTTACTGGTTCTCATTATATGTACTTGCAGTGGACCAAGATTGATGTTGGGAAGCCAGAGTTCAGAGAATCTAACCGACTTTTCTTCATTTTTTGGGAAGCGTGTAAATCCGATAATAGGTGTTATGGAATGTGCTACCTTAAGAACCGCCGATCGGGATTTTCTTTTATGGCATCCTCAGAATTGGTACACCAGGCCACTATATCCTCAGATTCACGATATGGCATACTATCTAAGACTGGAGCAGATGCGAAGAAGATGTTTACCGACAAGGTGGTACCGATATCAGTTAACTATCCCTTCTTTTTCAAACCGATCCAGGACGGTATGGACCGCCCCAAGACCGAACTCGCTTATAGAGTCCCTGCCTCAAAACTTACCAGAAAAAAATTGGACACGAACGCCCAAATTGAAGAATTACAGGGTCTCGACACCACGATCGATTGGAAGAATACCGGCGACAACTCGTACGATGGGGAGAAATTACATCTCCTTGCCCACGACGAATCAGGGAAATGGGAGAGGCCGGATAATATCCAAAACAACTGGAGAGTCACGAAAACAACGTTAAGACTAGGTAGTAGAATAGTAGGAAAATGTATGATGGGATCCACTTCTAATGCTTTAAATAAAGGTGGTGATAACTTTAAAAAATTATATGACGCTTCAAATGTTACAAAAAGAAACCGCAACGGACAGACTAATTCAGGACTATATAGTTTGTTCATACCTATGGAATGGAACTACGAAGGATACATTAATACTTACGGGATACCTGTATTCGAAACTCCAAAAAAAGCCGTTAAAGGAATTGACGGATCGCAAATTAATATCGGAGTTATCTCCCATTGGGAAAACGAAGTAGAAGGTTTAAAAGAAGATCAAGATAGTTTAAATGAATTTTATAGACAGTTTCCGAGAACTGAAAAACATGCTTTTAGAGACGAAGCAAAACAGTCTCTTTTTAATCTTACTAAAATCTATGAACAAATAGATTATAATGAAGATTTAAGAAATACAAATGTTATTAGTCAAGGTAATTTTAAATGGGAAAATGGTATTAAGGATACTAGAGTAATTTTTATGCCTAATAATAACGGTAGGTTTTTTATAACTTGGATACCGCCTGTTAATTTACAAAATAGATATAATATTAAAAACGGAATAAAATATCCTGGAAATTTAGATTGTGGATCATTTGGATGTGACCCTTATGATATTTCAGGAACAGTTGATGGTAGAGGTTCAAAAGGATCGTTGCATGGACTTACTAAATTTACAATGGAGGACGTTCCTCCTAATATGTTTTTTTTAGAATATATAGCACGACCTCAAACAGCGGAAATATTTTTTGAAGATGTTTTAATGGCATTAGTATTTTATGGAATGCCACTGCTTGCGGAAAATAACAAACCAAGATTATTATATTATTTAAAAAGGAGAGGTTATAGAGGATACTCTATGAATAGACCAGATAAAATTTATAATAAACTGTCAGTAACAGAAAGAGAAATAGGTGGTATACCTAATTCAAGTGAAGATATTAAACAAGCTCACGCGGCTGCTATAGAAGATTATATAGAAAACTTTATAGGGCATACAGGTGATAATTATGGAGATTTATATTTTCAACGCACATTAGAAGATTGGGCTAAATTTAATATCAACAATAGAACACTACATGATGCTTCAATAAGTTCGGGTTTAGCTATTATGGCTTGTAATAAAAATAGATATAGACCAACAGCTGAAAGAAAATTAACAACTGTTCCTTTAGGTTTTAAAAAATATGATAATAAAGGAGTAAATTCAAAAATACTAAATTAGATGGTTAACATTAACTACAATAGTGCTTTCCCCGATCAGGTGGTACCTGAAGAAGAGAAAAAATCTAGACAGTATGGCCTACAAGTAGCTCAAGCTATTGAAAGTGAGTGGTTTAGAAATTCAAGTGGTCAAAATCGTTTTATAAGTAATTTTCAAAATTTTAATAGATTAAGATTATATGCAAGGGGAGAACAACCAGTTCAAAAATATAAAGATGAACTTGCTGTTAATGGGGATTTATCTTATCTTAATTTAGATTGGAAACCAGTTCCTATATTATCTAAATTTGTAGATATAGTTGTTAATGGAATGACTGAAAAAGGATATGATATTAAATCTTTTGCTCAAGATCCTTTTGCAATAAAAAATAAAACAGAGTTTGCGCAAAACGCTATAAGAGACATAGAAAATAAAGAAATGATAGAGGGTTTACAAGCGCAATTAGGCCCTAATGCTAATTTATTTGCCTCAGCAAGCCCAGATGATTTACCTGGAACAACAGAAGAATTAGATTTATATTTACAATTAAACTTTAAACAAAGTGTTGAAATAGCCGAAGAAGAAGTTATTAACAATATTTTAGATTATAATAAATATGAACAAACAAAAAAACAATTATCATATGATTTAACTGTTTTAGGTATTGGATGTGTAAAAACAAATTTTAACTTATCTGAAGGAGTTACTATAGATTACGTAAATCCCGCAAATATTGTTTATTCATATACAGATGATCCAAATTTTGAGGATATATATTATGTTGGTGAAGTTAAAAATATGTCTTTATCAGAATTAAAAAGACAATTTCCTGAACTTACAGATGCTGAATTAGAAAAAATACAAAAATATCCAGGAAAAAATTCTTACGTGGATAATACATGGTGGGGCCAAGAAACTAAAGATCAAGTTCAAGTTTTATTTTTTGAATATAAAACTTATCAAGATCAAGTATTTAAAATAAAACAAACTGAACAAGGTTTAGAAAAAACATTAGAAAAACCTGATACTTTTAATCCTCCACCAAATGATAATTTTCAAAGAATATCAAGATCAATTGAAGTTTTATATTGTGGTGCTAAAGTTTTAGGTTTAGGTAATAATTTACTTAAATGGGAATTAAGTGAAAATATGACTAGACCATATGGTGATACTACTAAAGTTAATATGAATTATGTTATTAGTGCACCTAGAATGTATCAAGGAAGAATTAATTCAATTGTAAGTAAAACTATTGGTTTTGCTGATATGATTCAATTAACACATTTAAAATTACAACAAGTTTTGTCTAGAATGGTACCTGATGGGGTATATTTAGATGTGGATGGATTAGCAGAAGTAGATTTAGGGAATGGTACAAATTATAATCCTTCTGAAGCTTTAAATATGTATTTTCAAACTGGTAGTATAGTAGGTAGATCTTTAACTCAAGATGGAGAAATAAATCGTGGTAAAGTACCAGTACAAGAATTACAAACATCTAATGGAATGGCTAAAATTCAGTCAATGATTCAAACATATAATTATTATTTACAAATGATTCGTGATGTTACTGGATTAAATGAGGCTAGAGATGGTAGCACACCAGCAAAAGATTCATTAGTAGGGTTACAAAAATTAGCCGCTGCTAACTCCAATACAGCAACAAGGCATGTATTACAATCTCTTATGTATTTAACAGTAAGAGTTTGTGAAAATATTAGTCTAAGAGTTGGTGATATGTTACAATTCCCAACAACAAAACAATCTTTAATAAGTAGTATTAATGGTTTTAATATTTCTACATTAGAAGAAATAGAAAAACTTTCTTTACATGATTTTGGTATATTTTTAGAATTAGAACCGGACGAAGAAGAACAAGCTAATTTAGAACAAAATATACAAATAGCTTTACAAGCAGGTAATATTGGATTAGAAGATGCAATAGATATAAGAGAAGTAAGGAATATTAAGCTTGCTAATCAAATGCTTAAATTGAGACAAAAAGAAAAACAAGAAAAAGAAAGAGCTCAACAATTAGAAAACATACAAGCGCAAGCTCAGGCTAATGCTGAATCTGCAGAAAAAGCTGCTATGGCGGAAGTTCAAAAAAATCAAGCCCTTGCAGACACTGAAGTTAAAATTGAACAAGCTAAATCTCAATTTGAAATTCAAAGAATGGAACAAGAAGCTTTAATTAAAAAACAATTAATGGCTGAAGAATTTAGATATGATATGCAGTTAGCACAAATACAATCTCAAGCTCAGCAACAAAAAGAAGCATCTATAGAAGATCGTAAAGATAAAAGAATACGTATACAAGGTACACAAGAAAGTGAACTTATAAATCAAAGACAAAATGATTTATTACCAAAAGATTTTGAATCATCAGGTAATGATACATTAGGTGGTTTTGGATTAGAACAATTTAATCCAAGATAAAAATTTATTATTAATTTTATATTATTATATTATGTCAAAAAAAGAAGAAAAAGAAACAATAAAAGAAAAAGTATTAGAAACTGTTGAAGAGGCTAAAGCTACTGTAGAAACAAGTAGTGATAAACCTCCTAAAGAAGAGGGTACTTTTAAAATAAAAAAAGTTACTAAACCTAAACAATTAGGTGATGAAAAATTGGTACCTGATTTAGTAAAAGTAGATTTAAGTAAACCTAAAAAAGAAGAAAAAGATGCCGTTCCTACACCAGAGACAAATGTGGGCGATGCTCCTGTCGAAGAACAAAAAGACAGTGGAGACAGCGAAAAAGTGGTTAAAGAAATACGGGAGACCGACGAAAAAGTAGAATCTGATTCCCCTTTAAAAGAAATTACAGATGAAGAAGATAATACTAACAAAACAGGAGTGGATAGAAGCTCTGAAACTACCACTACCTCACAGAAACAAGAAGAAATACAACAGGAAGGAAAAACACAAAAACTTCCTGAAAATATAGAAAATTTAGTAAAATTCATGGAAGAAACGGGTGGTACTATAGAGGATTATGCCCGTTTAAATGCTGACTATAGTAATGTTAGTGATGAAGTATTACTTCATGAATATTACAAACAATCTAAACCTCATTTAAATGCTGAAGAAAGAAACTTTATTATTGAAGATTCTTTTAAGTATGATGAAGAGGTGGACGACGAGCGAGATATAAAAAAGAAAAAACTTGCTCACAAAGAAGAGATAGCTAAAGCTCAAATGTTTTTAGATGGACTTAAGAAAGATTATTATGCGGAAATCAAGTTGAGACCCGGAGTAACTCAAGAACAACAAAAAGCAACAGACTTTTTCAATCGCTATAACGAAAATCAAGTAGCTAGTAAAGCTAGGCATGAAAGATTTGTATCTAATACTAAAAACCTTCTTAACGAAGACTTCAAAGGTTTTGATTTTAAATTAGGAAATAAAAAATTTAGATACGGAGTAAAAGATCCTTCAGCTGTGGCAGAAACTCAAGGAGATATTTCTAACTTTATTAAGAAGTTCTTAAACGATAAAGGAGAAGTAGAAGACACTAGAGGCTATCATAAAGCTTTATTTGCAGCACGAAATGTTGATACTATTGCTAATCATTTTTATGAGCAAGGTAAAACCGACGCTATTAAAGATCAATTAGCAAAATCTAAAAATATTAATACTGATCCACGTAAAACTGCATCAGGAGAAATATTTGTAGGTGGATTAAAAGTAAAAGCAATTAGTGGGCTTGATTCTTCAAAACTAAGAATAAAAAAGAAAACGTTTAATTAAAAATAAATAATTATCAATTATGGGTGTATTAACTCCACAATTTGGTTCAATAGTTCCTGCTCCTAATCAGCAGCTATTAGCCAGTAATTACCTATCTTTTACAGATGGTAA